GTCCTTGCCTGAAGCAAACCGTGCCATCAGTTTATCCTTAGATACTGCATGCTAGGCTGTAGCTTCAAAGCTACACGATCTTCGTCTTCGTCTGCCGCACGTTGGAATTCTTCTTCGTACACTGCTTTCAAAAGCTGCACTCTCTCTGGCGCCTTCTTCATGGCGGTGTAGTACGCGAGACCTGCAACCATGCACGGCAGGAATCGGAACGGTGCGTCAGTGGTGTTAACCAGTGCGTCTGCATCCTCTATGCGCTGCACATAGTAGTACACAATGCTGTCACTAGAACTGTCAGGTGTAGGCCACAATATGATCTCTGGTGTGGTCTGTCGGCTGTAATAATACTGACTTGGACGACCTGTCTGTGACTTGTTGGGGAGATACAGGTACTCGCTTCTGGACATACGATCTAACTGATAGTCCACGCTACTGCGTCGTAGCACGACCTCTAGCAAGTCAGTGTATGTGGTGTTGAAGGCATACGTTGCCGTGCCAGAAGTCAAAGCCTGTGTCGCTTGCTTTACGGTCCAGAGATTCAGCCCACGATTTGCCCAATCAGCAAACATCAGGTTCAAGGAACGTCGAGCCGTGCGTGCATCGTAACCAGTGCGAACCTCAAGGCCGCACCGTTCGTATGCCTCTTCTATGATCTCAGCAACGTCGAGATCAAAATCCCTTGAACCTGATGTAGTCATTTTTTATCTCCCGCATACAGATTGTCGAAAATCTGATTTACGTCCAAAGTGTAGTCTAAATCAGACTTGGAATAGTGAACATGCTGCGAAGGTCTAAAATCAGGAGCACCTGACCCCGTCTCGAACCATGCCGGGTGTGTTACCCGTACTCTGTTATTAGGCAGAGCAATCATATTCCCCGTCCATTTCCCTGCATCCAACAACTCTAGCACATGACTTTGCTTATGTTGTGCAGGGTCGTCTGCTACCTCACTGTCAGTGTAATCAACTGTAAAGTAGTATTTAGCCGGGTACATCTCTCCATCTACCTTTGCCAGCCAAGGACACGGCTGTGCCCTGTCTAACACATAGACTGCATGAGTATGAGACATGCAATCCCAAGGCTGTGCATAGTGAACCGGCATTGGTTCAGGCCATTCATCTAGCGGTGTGTCACCGACTAATGCTGTTATGGGCATCCTTGCCCACATTGCGCCTCCGTGGACGTTGTCTTCACCGGTGTCGTCCACCTCACACCCGGTGAAGATTGTTTGAAAACTTAAACAACGATTCGGCATCGTCGTGACGGCTATCGCCATCGCATGAAGGAATTCCCCGTGGTGGTCATCGTGATTGCAGGTATATTCCCTTCGCACCCAGCACTTGAAATGCGGGATGTTACTCTGAAGAAATCCCACGTTTTATCTGCTCCTGCTTGCTCCACCACGACGCATCTTTCTGACGCCACCACGGGCCATGCCCTTTTTCTTCATGGCACCACCACGAGCATAACCTTTTTTCTTCATAGCGCCGCCCATCTTGCGCTTGGCAACGCCACCGCGCTTCATGCCTTTTTTCTTCATAGCGCCGCCCATTTTCTTTTTAGCGACTCCACCACGCTTCATGCCTTTTTTCTTTTTATGCATCGCCATGATAAATCTCCTTTAGCGATTTCTGGTGGGCATCTGCCCAGCACCAGCCATTTCTTTACGAGGCGAACACATCATGCCGCCCTTCTTCATGCGAACCGTGCCACCACTTTTTTTGAACCCCATCTTATTGCGGACGGCTGTGGGTAACTTGGGCAACCCTTTGTTGTCGGGGGGTATGTCTTTTAGAGCCATTACTTTTTCTTCCTTCTCAATGCTTTTACACGACGCGGCTTGCCGGCCGGCTGACCGATCTTAGCCTTCTGACGAATTCTACTGCGCTTTTCCTTGGCAGTCATCTCTGATGCTGTTTTGGGGGTTTTGGACGATATCCTCTTAGTGGGGCGGCAATATGGAGTACCCCGTTTTTCACCTTTGCGACGCCCACACGGCTTACCAGTCCTCTGGTCCGTCCACTTTTCTTTGAACCATCTTTTAAGCGCAAGACCACTTTTTGTTTTCCTTACCGCCATTAGAGCCTACCTTGATGATGTAAAATTAAAAGAACTAGAGCAGCTAAGATGCCGGCAACTACAATCAGAAAGAACGTAACCACAGCCACCTCAAAATGATGCTTACGTTTTCGTATACGCTCTTGTTCCGCCTCTCGCCTTGCTACCCTAGCCTTTGCTTGAAACTTTTGCCAGTCGTGCCAGAGGCCCGGTCTGCCAAGAATTATCATCATTTGTTTCAACTCTTCTTCACGCTCTCGAATCTGCTCAAGAGCCATAAACTCCTCTAAATCAGAACCGTTTCCTTTTCTTGCCGCTTTGGCTTGCAGTTTTTCTTTAGCACCAACAAACTCAGCTATTGCACTACCAGCAGCAGCTATTTCTTTGCCGTTAGATACAGCCTGCTTTATAACTGCAAAGGCTGCATTTGCTGCTGCGAGTTCTGCTAACATTAGTAGACCTTTGTTTTCTCATCTACCACGACAGGCAAGCAGTAAGCGGTGATGTTTTTCCCTTGTCTAGACAGTCGTTGTGCAAAGTACACGCAGTCATCGACACTGCGAAAATACATATCATTGCTTTTGAGGCGTTTGTCCTCACCAAGCCCCATATAAACGAAAAGCAAGAACACATGGATCAACGGTCTTGTGTTACTGCACCTTTGGTCCGTTTGCGCCTGCCATTCATGACCGCGCCACAACCTCGGGCAACCGCAGTTCCGTTTTGTGCCTTTCCTCGAAAAGGTCTCTTTGATCGTGTGACTGTGACTTCCATGCCACCGTTTGCTCGTTTACTTTTCTTTTTCTTCCCGCCAGTCCCGTAGTTGGCTGCACCGACTTTCCTACATTTCGCGATGGCCCCGCTTGCGTACGCCGACGGGAAAACGCGATATCGCGCCTTAACTTTGTGATAGCATGCATCTTTAGGCATTCCTTCGTTTCCTTCTACCAGCGCAATGCGCCCTCTCGCTGAAACCACGAGGGCGCTTGCAGTTCACTTTTGATTTGCGAGATTTGCTCCATTTCCGTTTCTGCGGAGGACTGGATATCTGCTTCCGCATCGATCCGCGCGAGATTGCCATTATCACTTCTCCTGATGAAGTCTTCCCATAGCGGCGTCAGCATAGCGTTGTTTGAGTCAACCTTTGCTGCGATTACAGCCGTGCGCTTATCAACCTCTATGAGGGTTGTAAGGATCCAAACCACAAGAGAAAGAGCCACCCCGCTAAGACCAACAACAAGGGTTTTAACCACGGTTTTTTCATCTAGCATTTCCATCTCCGCCGTGCCTGACGCAGTCGGCTGTTCGGATTCTTCGCAGCTTTTGGGAACTTTTTCATTTGCCCAGCAGAACGAGCACAGAAAGACTTACGTCTTTTTGCGGCTTTACTCCCAGGCTTCACTTTGCCTGTGACTGCGGTTTTAAGTTTAGATCCTGGGTTGGCTCTACGATATGCAGCCACGCCAGCCTTAGTCATTCCCGCCCCAGCTTTCGTGGGGCGGAAATTTTTCTTGTTTCTAGGCGGCATCTTGCTGGGTTTACGTGCCATGACGCTACCCAAAAAATGCAGTTATCGAATCGACGTTTGTTAGTGTCACATGACAGCCGTCTTCGAAGATTATCCCGTGATCTGGAATGGTGATCTGAGTGTCATCTCCTGCCACGAAGGTCATGGTCAGCAGAGTCGTGCCGGATCCACCGCCACTCCTGAACACAGCAGCAGGACTTCCACTGCTTGCGCTTCTGATGACGAACGACTTGAGTCGATTCCTGCCGCCAATCAAGCTACCTGTCGAGGTGGCTGTTTTAGCAATAATGGAGCTTGCCATCGCAACCTCCTATTAGCTATCGGCGAACGGTGTTGCCGCGCTGCCCGATCCTACAAGAACGCCCTGCACAAGATATACGTTGTCTTCGATTGCGGTGATCTCCACATACGAGCCTTTGTCGCCCCCAGTGGTCGTGCCGTTCATCGAAATAACGTCATTGCTTGCACCCGGCACAAAAGTCGAGGAGGCGTTGCTATCGCCCATGACCTCTAAAGAGCCAACAAACTTGTCTGTGCCGTCTGTCTTGATGTCACAATCAGACGAGTCTGTGCCTACAAAAAACGTATAGCGTGCGCCAAGTGTGTCTGTCGTGATTGTAGGAAGAGTGATCGCACCGTCTGCATCATTTACCTTGATGATGCGTCCAACGTGATCGTCATAAGTAAGAGTGGTTTCTGCGGTGATGTTAACCATCGCATTAGCACCCTGTGCGGTGAATCCGCGCTGGGACCGGACCGGACCCGAAAAGGTTGTCTTTGCCATGTTGTACTCCTGTCGTGGCAAGTGTCAGACCTCCAATAGGTCTGTCAGGTACTAGATTATAGTAACTCAAAAAAACAGGGGCTGCAATTGCAGCCCCTGAGTAACCAAACCTGTGCGAGTTTGGTTGGGAGGAACCTTACGCTCCTGGCGAACCGAACACACAACGTGGATCGGAGAAGCCAAAGGAGTAACGCTCACGAGCCTTGAACCGCATGTTACCGGTGTCGAAATCCGGGTCCATGTTGGTTGCTAGGGCAAGCCTTTCGAAGTGCTTGAAGCCGTTCGGGGCGTCCGTCTTGATGAAGAACGCATCCGTATCGGTTAGGAAGTCATTGACCACATAACCCTCCGGCAGCATGCCCATGCTCTTGACCGCGTTGATATCGTTATCGGCGCTGCCGACACGAAGATTCGATACCAACAGACGCTCGGCGATGAACTGAAGCTGACGCGGAATGATGAGCTTCATACCGCGAAGAGCAATGATCATGCCTCGCTCGTCAACGAACCCTGCGATGCTGATCAGGAAATCTTCCAAGGAAGTTTCATTCAGATCGGCTGCTGTCGAAGGCTCGTTGGCAAACGTGCCACCACTGGTCAGTGGGTGGTCAGTAGCACAAAGTGCCTTGCCATCACCACCAGCAGAAGCGCCTGCCGTGAACGCATTGTTAAGAACCGAAGCGGCCTTAACTTGCTTGGTGTGTGCCATAGAACGTGCAAGTGCACGAGTATAGCGGGATGCTAGACGGTCGTAGAGGTTGTCTTCCACCGCTTCTTCGGTGATAGAGAATCCCATTGCGATGGTCTCGTGGTTATACCTTGCGGTATACGCCTCTTGAGCATCGTCAAATGTGATACCGGAACCTTCCTGCTTAACAGGGGCGGCGCCGAAACCCGACAGCATGACCTCTTCCTCAAAGGCTCGATCTGATGCCTCTGTGTCATAGATCTCTGCATGCTGACCTTCGTAGCGATTGTATTCCATGCCGAAAAGAGCGTTAAGACCAGGCTCAAGCTCTTTCGCGAGTTGTGCGCGACTAATAGCCATGACTTACCCTCCTTTAGGAAATCGCCGCATCGGCATCAGCACCGAGCAACGCGTGGTTGTTGATCTTAACGATGTAAGACACACCAGCAGCGGAGTGGTCGGAGTTGTCCACATCCTCATGAATTCCAAGAATCATCAGAGGATTTGAAGGATCCGTATCTTCTGCTGTTGAGATATCTATCTTTGTCGTTGAGATACCCGTGGTGGTGTTGCCGGAAGCACCATCTTCAAGTTCTGCTGTCTTAAAGATATCGGCCTTTGCAGTCGCACGGTCTGTGTTTGTTCCATCTGATGCAACGATAAATCTTTGCATTGGATTGTCGTACACAAATCCGAGGATATCAAAGTTGGTGTTTGCACTTCCAGAGCCAGGCCAAGTGTTCGAAAACTTTTTCTTGCCTGTGGTAGCATCTACATATTCACAACCAGCAAACACACCTACATGCTGAACCGTGTCGCCGGTAGCACTGGTGATTTGGATTGTTCCGCCGGTAAGCTCCGCTTTAACCAGAGAACCTTGGAAAATCGCGCTTGCATCGCTAGCTATGAAGTATGCATTCGTACCTTGAGTAGCTGGTGAGCTACCAAAGGTATTTATCGGCTTCAAGCCGAAGGCAACATTAGTGTTTGCCATTTGTACACCTCATTAGTTATTCGGAAGGCTTGCCTCCGAAAGTTACACGACTTTGCCTATCACTATGTATAGGCATTGAGGGATGCTGTTCCCTCATAAGGTTTTCATCAACGGCTTTCATCTGGTTGCGGGTCTGGTCCCGGTAGTATTCAGTTCTTTCCTCGACCGTTTCTTCAGGTATCCGGCACAGCATCAAGCCGCCAACACCGATAACACCTGCATTCTTCCCCTCTTCAATGACCGGATAGTTCTCCGCAAGATCAGGATATTCATCCGCTCTGACTGGCTCCCAGCCCTCACGCATCTTGGCGTGCACATTCGTCTTGTCGTCCTCACCCCGAAGAGCAGTTCTGACCCAACGATGCTGAAACCCAGCCGGAGCCTCGGGAGCTTCCAGCTTTGATGGGGGTGCCCAAGGCTTACGCCTTTGGGTCTTTGCGCGACTTGTAGCTTCGCGTGACTTTCTATCGGCCATGTCTTACTCCTTCACGTACTTCGCGTATTCTTCAAGCGGAACATTCAACCGTTTCGCAATCGCAATCTGCGAAGGTGTCAGTTTGACCGTCCTGCGCCCCTTGTTAGCCGGCGCTTTTGACGCCGTGGACTCAGCAGAAGCGACTCTGGGTCCAGTATCACGTTTTGTTTCTGCAAACCTCTGCGGAAACGCATCGCGAACTCTCTTATCTAACTCACTATAGTAGTCATCAGAGGTCGGGTCAAACCCATCCTCCTCCACAAGCTGTCTATGAATGCCAAAAGCTGCGTATGTCATGGTCTGATCGTTGCCAAACCACTCGTTTTTCTCAGCCCAAGCCTCGGCTTTGGGGTCTGGAGGGGGTGCAGACTGCTGTGTTGGCTGTTGAACCGGCTCTTGATCCGGCTCTGGACGAGCTTTTCGCTCTTCTGCGCGCCGATTTGCCTCTTGATGCCGCGCTTTATCAAGCGCGATCTGACTAATCCGCTCTTGCGCTGCAAACATAGCGTCTGCATCGCCTTCATC